ATACGGTTGGGCAACCGATGGGGGCGTTATCAAGTTGAGCTATGTTAGCTTTAACTCATCATTACATTGTTCAATACTGCGCTTGGTTCTCTGGTGTCGTTCCAGTAGGTACTCTCTTTACAGCTTATGCTGTTTTAGGAGATGATATCCTTATCTGGAATCGACAAGTAGCTTCAAGATATTTAAAGGTCTTGAAGACCCTTGGTGTTGAGGTCGGACTTGCTAAGTCCATTATCTCTGAAGAGGGGAAAGGTGTTGAATTTGCAAAGCGAACTGTTATTGAAGGAACTGACGTTTCTCCAATACCTTTCATTGAGCAATCAACTGCCCACCGAAATTTTTCTTCATTACGGAGTTTTATGAATAAATATTCATTAACCCCTAATGAGGCAATTCGGTTTTTAGGATATGGTTATAAAGTTGATATTACTAAAAACAACTCTATAGCTCATAAACTAAGATTAGGCTTAACTTTACCCCAGTCATCGAACGAAATGTATTTATTATTTCGTTCTTTTATTCTTGATAGACCTTATTTTGAGTTCAAAATGTCACATTTTGTTCCAAAATCTAAGGTCTATAAAGTCTTCTTTGACACTGTGATAAAGCATCTTCAAAATAATTTTAATAGATCATCTGACTTGAAGTGAAAATTTCTTCAAATGTCAGCATCGACATATGTAGCATCTGTTGGACCATGGGCGACGGAAGAAGCCCGAATCCACAGATCTCTTTATCTTGAATCTTATAAAAAGGCTCATGATGAAGTTACATTAGTGAGAGATCAAATCTCTGCTCTTTTAAAATCACCGAAGATACTCTGACTCAGGGAATTCTACTCAGGATGATTATGAGAACTTCCATTCTCAACTCCAGAAGATATATTCCAAACAATGCGACCTTTGTTGCATATTTGGTTTGAATCTGAGGAGGTCCTAGCAAAGAACCAAATTTCTCGTTTTTCCAAGCCTAAGTATAAGCCTTCTGTTTCTTCTATTTTCTTAGAAGAAGCATCTGCTTTACGTGCTTGGCATAGATGAGAAATGACATTGTCAAAGGTCACTGGCCTACCAGATCGGGCTGTAAACCAAAACCCATTACA